TGAGTTCCTTCTCATAGAACTCTATCTCCTTTTCCTTGCGTACCTTCTGATCGATGATATCTGTGATAAGGATGCTTTTACGTTCAGTCGTTGTCATGTAGCCGTACCACGTTGTTGCTTCGATGATTACGAATTTCCTCGAGCGCCTGTCTAAGGCTGTCTTTCTCGTATTCGCCTGCTCTTTCTAAAAATCGGTCGAACCGTGGTTCTTCATCGTGAAGATGGTCGTATACTCTGTAATATAGTTCTTTTACGAGAGCTTTTGTATCGAACTCTTCAAGCGATACTTCAACTGTTATAATCTGAGACATCATCCAACTCCCTGTTCAGCCTGTCTACGTTTTCCCTTATGATTCTCAAGTCATATACCACCCCTGTTGTCTGGTGAGCGGCATAGTTGGAATCGTAGTCTGGTTCTTCGACTAGTTTGTATAGCAAGTTTTGTAATCCGTCCAGTTCTTTTTTGATACTGTCATACCGATGCATCTTCTTTAATGCTGTATCATATTCACCCATTCTAAAATCCTTTGTTACTACGTTGTAAACCATATCGTCTTTACATTACCAGCGATAATCATTATACAAGTGACGATGTGTAATACTATCCAGAAAGTTCTCATACCAAGAGCCTTTCTTACATCGTCCTGTGTGATTGGCAGGAATTCTGGTTTGTCCTCATCGTTGATACCAATAGGCATACCCACCGTTCTTGCCCATAATTTTAACCAGCGTCTTTGGCCACTCACCTCTGTCTCCACTTATGATACATTACACCACAATATGCAATCAATCCTACTGCAAGCGTAAATCCAAAAGAACCGTCACCAAAGATTAATCCCATAAAAAAAGAGAAGCATAATACACTGATTATCAGTGATATATCTTCTCGTGTGATTTTGTCGAATTCATAACTCATAACATATAATACCAATTAATTACCGTTTTGTCAACAGTATTTAGAAGAAAGATTCCAACGTAGCTGTTCCATGCTTGTCTGCAACCCTGTTCACATTGCTAGAATTGTGGTCTACACTGTTACCCCTATGTTCGTATGGCATAGTACTGGTCAGGGTGTAGGTCGTCTCGCCAGGACGCTTAATCTTCCATTCTAAGTCAGAACCCTTTGGATAGTCGATTGTCCATTCCATGTTGGATTTCTTGAGAAGTTTTCTGGACTTCTTGTTGAGTGGGAAAATATACCGAAACTGCTTACCCCATACACGACTAAATCCCAACTCACCCATCTTTGCATCGTTAGGTCGTGGGCCATATTTCAAATCGTGTCGGTTCATCTCCTTCTTCATCTTACGCTGGATTGTGCGAAAATGTACCTTCTCGCCCTCATCAGTGACATAGACATCACTCCATATGAATCCACCATAGAGAAAGTTTGCTGCCTGATAGACATATCCTGGCTTACCCACAATACCATCTGCCCATGTATACAGAAACTTGACGTTTGGTGTGTTCTGTTTCATCCATGAGATTGTAGCACTCTGCATCTGTGATTCGGAGTTGCGTGGCATAGACTCATCCATGCACATCTTACCTATCTCAAAGTAATCGGCAGTGGTGAGTTCTGGGAACATCTTCTTGATTGTACCCATAGGGTTTGTACCCCAACCCAACGTCAGAATGCCTACCAGTTCATCGTCCTGATAGGCTCCTAGATAGTGTTTGGTTAGTTTCGGCATTACTGGACTATAGTGACGTTCCTGTACGAACAGTGTCGCCACCCTGTAGTCCACAGGTTTCATAATCATAGATATTCGACTGACGTACTTTTGGTTGGATTGTGTCGTGTATCCGAATCGTCTGAAAACCAGATTTTTGTTTCGGTAACAACTCTTATACGGCGTTCACCTTCATCATCAATCTCTTCAAAATACTCTGTTTGTACTTCCTTAATTTTTCTCACTGTTTTCTTCCTTTATCATTTCAATACTTTCGTTGACAATATTTGCCTGTGCTTCATTCAATACCTCATACATGACTTCACGAAACTCATCTTCAGCCTCTTCATCTGTCCACTCTTCTGTATCTTCATCCCACTTCTCTTTGAGGTCTGGATATTCTTCAAATACACGATACATCAAATCATCGTGATCGTCCTCAAATCCATCATAGCATTCATTACCTTGCCAGACATATGCACCATAGAAGTTGGGCATCTCATCATCATAGTAGAATGAGGTAATGAGATTGGGGTCGTGTACTATCAATTGATCTATAATCCATTGCAGTCCTGTCTCTGGAGCACTCCATGCAGAATAACCAGAAAAACCATCCTCATCAAAATCTTGGATATAACACCACTTTGGGCCTACGTTCTCACAAGTCCAATCATACTGTCGTACATCATCTGATGATACAGCACCATCCTCATGTACCCACAAGTCACCAAACCAGTATTCGTGTTCCTGTTCCACAAGTCGTGAAGTCAGTTCTTTCCATTTTGCTTTCGCAGCAGAGTTTATTTGTTCAAAACGAACACTATAAGTCACATGATTAGCCATAATCTATCTCCTTTTACCAGTGCTAGGATCATTCACTTCTTGTGTGGACAACACCTGTAATCCACCCTTGTTATACGCCTGTCCTATGACAGCGTTACCAGTATATGTAGGTCTACTGGTTTTCAGTCCATTGCCAACCTTGTCAGATGTCGGGATTGAAACACGATTGTCGTAATCAGTCCACAACTTACCAAGTTTGGTTGGTTTGGAATCACTGCGTTCTTCTTTGGGCGTATAGCCCATACGTTTGAGGAACTTCTGATGTTCCTGTTCTGCCTTCTGCATAGATGCAGTTTTCTTACGTTTCTTGCGTGTCCTTAGATTCGTGCTGGTGTAGTACACCGGCAACAGATGCATACCGCTCATTATAAATTGCCTCCATCAAAATATCCATCGACAGATTGTCGATAGATTCACCATGTCTTTCTGCAAGTTCACTGAGTGTCATAAAATAACACCCAATATTATGTTTGCAACAATTAGAGCTCCTATTATCTCGAGCATACCAATAACCTCTTATGTTCACGTTGCAATGCTTTGAGAACAGTTTTCCAATACTTCTTTGCCCAAGGCGAAAGTTTAGTTTGTTTGAGTAGATTATCTACTGCTTCAATACGATGATACAATTCTTCATTCTCCATTTTCGTTGATAATCGTGGATGCGACTTCAAATGACTCGTAGTCATCACCACCGATGTGCCATGAGTATTCTTCAGTTGGGATGCGGCCTTCTTTCCAACAGTATACAGTGAAAGGCTTGTAGAAGTAATCTTCTTCGTCATCTCCATCTGATACAACCTTTGCATCGACAGTCCATTCACAGGCAACCTTTTCATTTGGGTCAGCGTCTGTAAATGTAGGTTCACCAAACTTTTCGACAAGTTTTGCATATGTGGTTGTGACTTCTCCAACCAAGTGTGTACCATTGACATTAACTGATTCATCTGCTTCATATCCTAATACCTTAACAAACATATTTCTCTCTCCTTATTTATTTTCATTATATACTATAATACCACCAATTGCAGCGACTGTCAACCCAAAAATCAAATAAGTTGCCATCTCACCCATAGTGTTTGCATACTCCATGCATTTGCCGTCACAGTCTCCGGCACTTCCAGCCATCATCAATAAACCAACAATAATCATAACCATTCCAGTAATATTCAACATTTCTCTCTCCTTATACAGTCTCAATCATACAACCATGTGTCTCTTTGACAACAAAGGTAACTTCTGTACCCTCTGCCATCTCATTCAGAACCATCTGTTCCTCACAGGCATTACCTATGCACTGGTGTTCTGCAACTACCTCTGGGGTTTTGTTTGGTTCACACTTCACAATCGCAAAGGCCTCAATTGGGTTTCCAACATTATTAAACATACGAATCACTCCTCACTTTCAAGGCCATAATACCTGTTTTAAGAACAAAAGTCAAGCGAAAAAAGCACTATTTTAGCACTTTTTTCAGAGTTTCTATTAGTTTTTCTGTACTATCTTCATCGGCCTGAAACCGAACCCCAATACCACCAGCATCATTCCAACGCTTGATATTGTCTGGTTTATCATCAACTAGGATGTTAGGTTTACCATCCAGTTTGTTGATAGCGTATTTGTGTTTGTTACCAGTGAAGATACAGTTCTCTACATCAGGCATAAACCCATGACGTTCTAACCATACTCGCTTCCAATAAGCAGAGTTCATTGTATCACCACGCAATGGTGATGAACAGATTCCCCAACTTTCAGTAGTACGAACAAAGTCAACCAACTGTTGTGCAGTAGTGAACGGTTCAATTCGATTGAAGAAGTCGGTGTTTCGAGCCTCTACCAATGCACGTTCTTTATCTTTGATAGACTTCCAATGTTTTACATTGTTCTCTTTTGCAAGAAGTGAAAAGAAATCTGCAATCACTCCATCCATATCCAAATATAATGTCATTCTCATTTAACCTCGCTTGGCCCGTAGTGCGGCCATTTTATTATAATTCTCTAACCATTTCTCAGGTGACATAATTACCTGTGATACAGTCATCTTTACCTTACGTTCTCTGAACTGTCGTTTAAGTTCTTTTGCAACCTCAGTACCTAAGAAACGTGATATCAATTTCACTAGGGCCTGACGGAATGGTACATCATGGTGCATATGTCCAGCAGTGTGTGCAAGTTCATGTAACACCACCCACTTGTTCATTCCACATGACGGTTGTAGTCGAATGCGTCCACCACTAGTTGCCTGTCCAGCAATCCGAGCATTGTAGTTTACTGTTTTCATAAACTCAAGTGTAGGATTAGAATACCCTTTTTCTGATAGTGCCTGATAAGTCTTAGACTTGACAACACGTTTGAAAAACTTGGTAATCTCTTTTTCAGTCATCGACTGTTTGCACTCTGGGAACTTACGTTCAGTTGCCCACTCTGATTTGTAGACTTTGTTTTTACCACTATCTACATAAGAGTTCTGAAGGCGTCCAGTTTTGATTGCCGTCTTTTTCTTACCAAAGTAATTTGCATACTTATTTGC